AAAAATGCGTATAGCAATCGCTTATATTTCGCTCTTGCTTTGCGTCCGTGAGGTTCTTTCCGTAGTTGATAACTACGCCGTTATTCGCGCCGCGGTGTTTGTGGAGCTTTACGACAAAATTATCGAACTCGAACTCGCCGCCCCATACAGAGAGGACGGAGCCCGCCTCACCTCCGCAAAAGTTACGGAGGGAGCGAGGCTTCGTTATGTTGATGTTGTTAAGTGTGGTAATATCGCTCCAAGCCGTGAAGCCGTGAGAGAGCACCGAGGCGGAGAATCCCGCCGTAAGAGCGGCGCCGGGTGTCGTCCCTCTCATAGACAGCGCACAAAGCGGGAGCCCTTTTAGGTCGTAGGAAATATGTTCTCCGTAGAACGTAACGACGCCCTTCATAGGTTTACTCGATTTATAGATCCGGAATAGCTGAAGCTCGCTTGTTTCGTTCGCTTTTGCCTTTACGACGGCGCCCTCCACAATATCGGAATACCAAGCTCCCGAGATCGGATATTGAAGCGTTAGCAAATAGTCGCCGTGGCGCTCCTCCGTAACCTTGCACGAAATAGCGTCCTTGAGGTGTCCTATGCCATTATTCGAGTAATTCGAGGCGCCTTTTTTGTAGAGAATCGGAATCATAAGCAACACCACCTCGGAATTATTTCGACGCTCGAGACGGATCCGCTCCAAGAGATATAATTATCTCCTTTATAAAGCTTTGGAAAATCGGGCGAATACATTTTCTCGTTTTCGCTCGTTAAGCCCTTGAAAGCTCGCATTTGCTCGGAATCGACCTCGATATATCCCTCGACGCCGCGAAATACGAAAGAATCCGCGTTTATACTCAACGTTATATCTCCCTCTCCGGTGATTTTGATATAAGGGAGAGAGGAGAAAAATTCGGGGTTTCTTACTGTCTGCGCGGTCGTTAAGATAATAGCTCGCTGTCCCTCTATCAAATATCGGAACGGCTTACAGTTGAAAACAATCGAGGAGCTACCGAGCGCCGGGAGTTCTTGTTCGAGGTCGAACTCCTCGCTATACGCACCGAGGCGAAAATAATTCGGATCGTAGCTATCGTATAGCGGAAAATAGCCAACCTCGGAGAGGAGCCAACCCTTGACGCGGTGCGCGATCTCGGGGATCTTGTGGATCCCCTCGAGCGCGGCTACGTCGTAAGAAATTTTCACATTCTTAAAGCGTCGGTTATCTGTGAGCAGATCGCCGGAACGCCCGGCGATCTGCGTAAATGTTAAATCACGGGCGGCGCCTTTATAGACGTCTTTTCCCGTAATAATGAGTTGTTCGTCAAGCGACGTTACGCCGTTGAACTTGAAAAAAGGTAATTTCTTCATTATGCGAAAGTCGCTCCTTTCTGTCGAATCTTTTCCTCGATAATTCTCATAAGCTCCTCGGCGAGTTCGTCAAGATCGCTTTCCGTGTGGTTCTCGAAATGGTCGATATGAATATCCACCTTCACGGAGACCGAGGGCGGCGTTTTAGGCTCTTTTTTCTTCTCCTCGAGTTCTTGATCCCTCTCGCGTTTCTCCGAGGCTGTGAGCACTTGCTCGCCCTTGTGGAGGAGCGCGGGATAATTGTCGTAGGGTACGAAATCAAGTCCGCGGCGAAGCTTTGGAATATTCGGGATATTAAATCCGAGCGTTTTTCCTCCAATACCGGGAACCCAATCGGGAACGTCAAAAGAGATCTTATTGATACCGTTTATAAGAGTATTTATGCCGTTAATAATGAAATTTATCGGCGTTTTTACAATCGTCTTTAAGCTATCCCAAATATTCGAGAAAATATTTTTTACGTTCTCCCACGCGCCTTTCCAATTACCCGTAAAAACATTTTTCACGAAATCAATTATATTTTGGAAAATATTCTTGATGTTCGTAAAGATGTTTCCGACAGCCTCGAAAGCGGTCTTGAACTGTCCCGAAAGAAGGTTAGCAACCGAGGAGAATACCGTTTGTAATACCGGCATTATCTTTTCTATGATCTGCGTAAATAGCCCGATAAGAGGCGGCAAAATCAAGTTAAGAAGCTCGACGAGGGGCTCAAGGATCATTACGAGAAGCTCGAGAATCGGCGAGAGTAGCGGCGCCAACATTTCAAGAAGCGGCGAAATAGCCTCTATGAGCGTTACGAGGATCGGGAGAACCGCCTCTATAATCGTCGTCAATAGCGGCAAAATCGCGTTAATGAGATTCAGTATAAGCGGGAGAATAATCTCGACGATCTGCAATATCGGCGGTAAGAGTGTTTCTATGAGCTGAATTATAATCGGGAGAACGGTTTCGATTATTTGAATAATAAGCGGCATTATAGCCGTTATGAGATTCAAAATTACCGGGAGAACGCCCTCTACGATTTGCATAATCGCCGGGAGTAGGGTTTGAATGAGGTTAATTATGATCGGTAATACGGTCTCGATTATTTGAATCAAGAACGGTAAAACCGCTTGAATGAGGTTCAAAAGCACCGGGAGAACCGTCTCCACGATTTGAATTATCAACGGTAGGAGCTGATCCACGAGGTCGAGAATAATCGGGAGAACCGCCTCTATAATCTCGAGTAGAACCGGGAGAATAGCGTCTATAAGATCCAACACTACCGGGAGGAGCCTATCGACGATCTGCAATATAGGCGGGAGGAGCTTTTGAATGAGCTTTATTACTACCGGGAGGATCGCTTTCACGATCTGCACAAAGTAAGGTAAAAGCTTTTGAATAACCGCGAGAAATGCCGGGAGAACCGTCGAAATAATATCGGATATAAGCGGCATTATAGCCGTTATCAAATCCACGATAAGCGGCAAAATGCTACTCGCAAGCTCCAATATGATCGGGACGAGCATTTCTATAAGAGAGATTATTACCGGCAAAATTGCCGAAATTATGTTTTCGAGAACGGGTAGGAGCGTCTCTATAAAGCCCATAAGAAGCGGGAAAAGCGTTTCCACGAGCGAAAATAGCGACGGTAGTAAGCTCTCGAATACCCGTTGAATTACGGGAGCGAGGCGGGTAAATAGCCCTTGAATCTGCGGGAGCGCGTTTATAATTAAATCCGCCACCGATTGAGCTACGGGCATAAGAGCGTTTCCGAGTTGGTTCATAAAGCCGCCGAACGCCGCTTTTATGTTTGCCACGGTATCGCCAAATACTACGCCCGCCTTTACTGCGTCCTCCGACATAACTATACCGAGGTCGTCAGCTTCTTTTTTAAGAGCCTCTATGCCCTCGGAGCCCGCGTTGAGCAAAGGGAGCATTTCGGTATAGCCTTTTCCGAGGAGATCGGCGCCGAGCGCGTTTCGCTCGGTTCCGTCCTCCATATCCGCGAGGGCGTTTGTGATTTTATCGAATTTTTCTTCTGTTGATAGTCCCTCTAAATCTTCGAGCGTAAGCCCGAGGCGAGTAAGAGAATCTAAAGCCGTCTCCGAGCCGTTCGCCGCGTCGTCGAGTGTTGACGACATTTTTTTGACGGCGGTTTCGAGCACGTCGGAGCTAACTCCGCTTTGATCGCAAGCGTGCATCCACCTTTGAAGCTCTTCTCGATTTATGGAGGTTCTTTCGGAGAGTTTGTCTATTGTGTCGGCTTGCGTTGCTGTGGAGTTTGCCATAGCGTAGGCTCCCGCCCCAAGAGCAGAAGCCGCGCCGACGACGGCGGTTCCCACTTTTGCCGCGCCGCTCGCAATAGAAGCAAAAGCCGAGCCTACCTTTGAACCGGATTTCTCGGCTTTTTCTGTCGTTTTGTCTATGCTTTCGTTTGCCTCGGCGTTATCAATAAAGATCTGTCCGAAAAGCTGAAATATATTCGCCACGTTTTAGCCCTCCTTTCCCCTTGAAATCTCAACGATCCGGAGGAACTCTTCCTCGATCTCCTCGGCGGAGCGCTTCGCCGGTGCTTTAACCTCGGGCGCTTCGTCGGAAAGGATAGAGAGCAAAAATTCGTCATACGGCATAGGATCCGCTCCCGCGATTTTCTGTACTGCGTAATGTGCGATCCATAGCGGGCGCGTAGCCTCTTCTACCTCTCGCTCTTCCGCATAAGAAAGCAACCCGCCGAGAGCTGAAAGCGGGAGCTCTGCGACGAGTTGCCAATCGTAGTATTTAGATAAAAGGTTTAAGCTTCGCGCTCTACCTTTTTCCGTAGAGCAGTAGCGAAAAAACCGCGGATCCCTTCGTCGTGAATGAGGTCGTTAAGAACCTCCGCGAAATCTTTTTCCGCCGCCTCCTCGATACTGATACCGTAGTAAAGAGCTACAAACTCGGGAAGATCTTCTCCTACCGCGCCGAGCTGTGGCGTGATCTCTGCCAACATAGCGAAGCCGAGCTCCGTCGCCTTTTCTCCGGAAAGCTGTTTGAGAGCGTCCTTTTTGCCCTTTGCCTCCTTGAAAATGTCCGCATTTTTGAAAATCTCGATAACGGGTTTGAGATCGAGCTTTGAAATAATTCGGGTGAGAACGGGAATAGTTTTGATTTTCAACATTGTTTGATCCTCCTATTATTCGGCGTCGCCGTTTGCGGCGGGTTCGGTTGCGGCGGGTTCGGTTGCGTTGGTTTCATTTGCGGCGGCTACCGCGTCGGCAATTTCGGAAACGTCTTTGATTTCCCACAAATCGCCGTCGAGTTCGTCGATCGTTTGATGTGCCTTGATCTCGAGAGAGACCTCGCCCTCTGCTTTAGGTGCCGCCTTGATGTTCAAGCCGTTTTCGCTCATAGGGTTGTAGATTGTGATTCTCTTGAATTTTCCCGAAATAAGCTTCGCGAACATTGTAATATTTTTACAATACGCGGAGAGCGGAATAACTCCGCATTTCGGATTCTTGATCGTCATATTTTCGCCCTCTCCCTCTACTCTCGCGTAGGGCATAGCGAAGCGGAGCTCCTCTTGAGACATACAGAGGGAAACGACCTTGAGGATCGCTTCTTGCGATTCGACGACCTGCGTTCCGGCGGTGTCCGCGGAGCGTCCGTCGAACTCGATATTTCGGATAGATACGCTCGCGGAGAAATCGCCGCCTCCGCGAGTAGGCGCGAGCTTGCGCTCGGTCGGCTCGCCATAGTCAACAAATACGAGACCTTCGTCGATCTGTATATTTTCGACTTGCTGTTTTGTAAGGTTGGTTACAGTTGGCATTTTGCCTCCTCCTTGTTAGTAGTAAAATAATCTTGCCGCAAATACGAGGCGGCGGTGCGAAAGATCTTTTTCGCGATCGTCGGAGGTGTCCCGGCTTTCGTAGCCGATATGTCCGGCGAACACTCCCTCTCGGGATATGATTCTATTGTGAAGGAAATTTCGGAGATCGTCGCAAATACTCTCGAGATCCTCCGTTGCGGTCGGGAGTTTGTCGTCCGTCCATATATCAACATCAAACATAGACAGATCCCCGGCGGCGAGGTCGGACGCGGTAAGCCCGCTTACCACACTATACGGAAAGCTCGTTTTTGCGGGAGCTCTGTCGTAATATGCGATAAATCCCTCTCTCATAGTGTTTATTTCCTTGATAAGCGTTTCAATAAACGCGGAGGTATCTACTTTCAATCGCTTTCGTCCTCCTCTCCTTCGTAGATTTTGGCGCCCGCTTTTTCGAGTTCGTCGTTAAGCAAGGCGAGGTATTCTTCTTGAGCTTTGCGGATCTCGGCGATATTGTTTTGAACGGTATCGCGGAGTAGATGTGTAGCGGCTTGTCCGGGGTGTTGAACGTGAAAACCGAAAACGTTATCCTCGTATCTCATATAGTGCTCGGAATTTATCGGGTGAGGTTTCGTTCCGAACTCTATCCAATGTGGGGAGGCGTTAGAGGCTTTTTTGCCTTTTTTAATTACCCGCGCTCGAGAGTAGAATCCTATTTGTAGTTGTGGTTGACCGGTCGTTCTTTCTATGAACGCCCACGTTCCGATATGGTTTTTGAATCGGTTAGAATGTACGAGCCCCGAGGAGGCTATCTTTTCTCTCAATAGCTTTCTAACTACCTTACCGCTCTCGCGTAAGGCTGTTTTTGAAAGCCCTTGCATAGTCTTTTTTGCCTCTTTGGAGGTGTCTATGAAGGTAACAGAGGAGGAGGCTTTGTTAGCCATTACCCGCCGCCATTCCTTCGCATACGAGCTCTATTTTCTCGCCCTTCACGGGGAAAGAACGGAGAACTTTATACATTACTCCCTCGTACTCGAAATAATTTTCGTTCTCATACTCGTAAGCCATTACCTCGACGCAAATCTCGGGCTTTCTGCCCGCGGCTTGCGCTTGATAAAATTCGGAGCGCTTTACTCCCGTCTCGTTACAAAGAACCTCTCTCTTTTCAAACCCGGCTTTTTGCGGTCGGTTGAATTTATCGAGAGTTTCTTTTTCTCGGCAAAGGTAGCCGACGTCGCGCCAATACATACGCCCTCACCCCCCGACATACTCGCTCGATAGGCTCAAGTGTTTTTTGAGCGATTCAAAGCTCGCGCGGTATTTCTCCGCGTCGGGGTTATCGAGACCGAACTCCGCTTTTACATACAGAATACAAGCTCGACGGGTGAGAGGATCGTTATCGTCGTAGGCTTTTTCGGGGAGAACCCCGATCTCCGTAAGCTCTTTTCGAGCCGCGAAAATGAGGTCTTTAATCTCCCCGTCAAAGTGTGATGTACGGTTAGCGCGGACGGCGAGGCGGGCGGCATACAAAAGCTCTTGAGAAATCTCGGTCTTGTTATATGTGTCCGCCATTATTTAGCCCTCCTTTAGGCGCCCTTTTTCTTACCGTAAACGAGGGTGTTCGGCTGTGCGGCGCCCGCCATAAGGGTATATGCGGTATAGTCGTTCGCTCTCTTCTTGCCGGAGGTGTCCTTCGTGAGAGATACATTCTCTACCACGTTGAGGCGGTAGTAGCGGTGAACGTTACCAATAACGAAATCGCCGTCGTTGAGGTAAGGATCCACCTCTACGGGATAGGTAGCGACGGATTTCACGCCTACGCCGTTAATAGGCGTAAAGATGTAGTTTCCGTGATCGTCCTTTGTAAAGGAGATCTCCTCTACGATAGACTGCGCTACGTAGATCTTCGCGCCGATCTTCTGCTTCTTGCCGAGCTTTGCGAGACCTTCGCCGATACCGTCGAGGGCGGTTCCTTCGTAGGTGTGAGCGATAGCGTCAACGGTGGCGCCCTTCATCTGCTCGTCGCCGGAGCCGTAAATAAGCTCGGTTACCGCCTTGTCGCGCACCTGCTCGATTAGCTCGTCGGTGATGTAGGAAATAAATTCCTCGACCGCCATAGCCTCGAGTTTCCAAGAAACGCGGATTGTTTCGGAAATCTCGGTGAGACCGAGGGAAAGCTCCGCCCACTCGATAGAAGCGTCGGCGGTCTGCTCGGTTTCCTTCTTGTTCTTTGCACCGCTCGCGCTCTTCTTATAGGGGAACTTGAGCAAACCGGGAACCGCGGTTCTGTTTGCGTCGCGGAAGAGAGGAGAAACGAGGGAAATCGCCTCCATAAGCGCGGTGTTAATGTCGGTAGGGATAAACACCGC